AGATAACGAACATGTTGGCGTGTTATTCGCTGTCATCGTAATGAAGTCAGTCCAAGACGCACCATCAACATCGCGAGCACCTAACACTAATGTGTCGGCAGCGGTATCACCCGTTCGAAGAGTCGCGCCATAGATGTTGTTCCAACGAAGCGCTTCTGTTCCCAAGTCATCCGTTACATCTGTGTCAGATGTGAGTGATGTATTAATCGCAACAGCAGCAAGATTGCTTAATGCTTGGTCCGCACCGCCAGCAGCAGCGGCAGCATCCGCATAAGCAGTTGTCGCAAGCTTCGTTGAGTTATCAGCAGGAGCCTGAGTTGTGCTTGTTATGTCCCCGGATAAAACACATGTTGGTGTGTTGTTAGCGGTTAGGGTAACGAAGCTCGTCCAAGACGCGCCATCAACATCGCGAGCGCCAATCACTAAGGTATCTGCGGCTGTATCACCCGTTCTAAGTGTTGCACCGTAGATATTGTTCCAGCGAAGGGCCTCTGTACCGATGTCATCTGTCACATCTGTATCAGAGATGAGGCTTGTATTGATAGCAACCGCGGCAAGGTTACTAAGCGCTGTATTCGCGCCAGCACCAGCAGCGGCAGCATCCGCATACGCTGTTGTTGCAATTTTGGTGGAATTGTCAGAAGCGGCCTGAGTTGTGCTTGTAACATCGCCAGACAAAACACATGTTGGTGTGTTATTGGCTGTCATCGTTAAGAAGTTTGTCCAGGAGGCTCCATCAACATCCCGCGCAGACAAGGTTAATGTGTCGGCAGCAGTGTCGCCAGTTCTTAATGTTGCGCCGTAGATGTTATTCCATCTGATAGCTTCTGTACCCAAATCATCGGTAATGTCTGCGTCCGATGTAAGCGAGGTATTAATCGCGACAGCAGCAAGGTTACTAAGCGCTGTATTTGCGCCACCCGCAGCAAGGTCGGCAATCGACTGAGCCGTAACCGTTTTAATGTTATCCGCATCATCAGCGTCCTGAATGACCACCTTATCTGCGCTTGCAACGGTTGCGGTTGCAATTGTCGCTCCAGATACCAGGTTAATCAAAGCATTCTGTTGAGTGCTTGCGCCTGTACCGCCGTCAGCAACAGGAACATCTGTTCCGCCTGCGCGGTAGACAATATTGCCTTCAATATTCACGTCACCCGCAGATGCGCGCGCAAGCGTGGTGTCCGTCGCAGCGCCAAGCTCAATCGTCCCAGCCGTCAGAGCGTTTGCTGTGCCAATGCTGAATGCACCGTTTGTGGTTAACAAGCCGGCAGAGTGTGTGATTGTATAGTTGCCAGCGCCAAAGTCTAATATTGCGCCTGTAGGCCACAAGATATTGCCAGCACCATTGATTGCCATTCTCTCTGTTGGGCTTGTTCCGGATGCGTTTGTGAAAAACTTCATCCCTGCCGGCATATTTCCAGCTGCTGGAACGCCATCAATGTACATTCTTATTTCTGCCGCGCGAACATAATCGGTCCCGTCATAGCCGCACGCCAGGAATCGATGCAAGAAGTCGCCGTTTATGGGAAGCGTTTTAGCTGCCGTTGTCCCGCGCGACCGATAACTAACAAGGCTTGCGCCAAATATTTGATTGCTACCGTTCTTCTCTATTGAGATTCCACCGTATTCTGCTGACAACTGATCTTGAACGGCAAGATTTGAGAAGTTAGAGTTTCCGCTAATGACATGGTTAATACTTGGCGTATCGCCAATGCCAAGGTTTCCCTGAACACGCATTGAATTGTCAGCTTCTTGCCAGCTTAAGGTTGGCGCTCCAGTTACGCCAACGGTGATAAGGTCGGCATTAATATCAGCGCCTGGGTTAACATCCAAACCGTTTGCCGTTGTCCCAAGAGAGGTCAACCCTGTTGCTGTCCCCCCGGTCACCGCAATGCTTGCAGAGTCCTGAACCGACATCGTCCCAGCACTTGTATTCGCAAAGAATAATCCAACCGTTGTCGTTGTCGCAATCATCAGCTGCGCAATAACGTTAGGTGATACAGGCTGAACCGATGTCAAAGCGCCAGGGGTTACTGGGTCAAGATACAAAAGGTCGCCAGCGGTTAAGCCTGTAAGCCCAGAGACCTCACCGTTTTGCGTTAAGGTGAAAGTGTTCGCGTTCACAACTTCGTTAATCATGCCGGCAACTTCAGCATTTGCAGCAGAGTCGGCTTGCGCTAGGACATAGTTAACACCATCAAAACGAAGAACATTACCAACAGATAGTCCGTGTGCCGCTTGCGTCACTGTAATTGTTGAGCTTGAATTGTCCGTGACCATATTCTTCCACGAGCCTTGAACATAAGCTTCAAGCTCTGTGCTGGTAGAGTTGTACCGGAACATTCCCTCAACTGGAGCACCAGGTCGTTGGCCTGTTGTGCCAGAGACTGCTGTAGCTGAGCCTGTACCTGGAAGGACTGGGTTGTCAGCAAGGCCAAAAGTTGGGTTGCCCGCAATGCCATCACCGTCTGTGACAGTAATTTCATTTGCTGTGCCTGCTGTTGAGCGAATGATGACCGTTCCTGCATTGTTTACCATTACGCCATTGGCAAGAGCTGACAATACTTGCGCTGCTGGGAATCTAATGCTTGCAGTGCCGATAACAAAGTCGACTGTACTCGATAGCAACGCGTCATCAACGCGTGTCGCCACGACGTTATCGGGAGAGTCACCCGCGTTACCTTGCCCTGTCCAGAAATAGTTTTCATTCAGGATAGGAAGCTTAAGATTGCCATCGCGAACGCCTGGCCCAATGCTTTCGTTGTCATTGTATCGAATCGAAACCTGGTCTTGGATGGTTTCAATCTGCTTGTCGTACATGACGTTATCATTGAAATCATTATTCAGGTCTTCTTTGCGAAGAGATGATGACTGGTCGTAGATAGAGTTTCTATCAATCGTTTTGTCGCCAACAATCGTTACGATGTCGCTCAGCGTTGCGCCAACTACCAATGTAATTGTTCCGCCGTTCGCTGTATTCGCGCCGGAGACGGTATAATCTGTTGTCAGTGTCAGCAAATCTGTCGCATCCGCTGGGGTCGAGCCGGCTGCACGCTTGTATACTTTTAAATCTGCATCTTCCTTGATTGGGAAGGTGTAGGAGAATACCGTTTGCCCGCCAGTTGCAGTGTATTGAACACGAGTCGGCGTGCTGTTTATCTTAATGTTAGCCATTTAATCGGACTCCTCAAAGCCTAAACCCAAGGCTACCTTCTTGGTAACCAACCTATTTAAATTATATAGATAGAAGAGATTCTGATATGGCATCAGCCTTCTAACCTTCTCGGCATCCTTAGTATCCAAAGCCTTGTTATCATCGCCAAACGCGACATTGCCCGACTTGTTCATCAAGAATAAAATATCTTCTACTGCCCCGCCTGTCGGTCCTGCAAGTGCACCCCAAATACCACGTGAGTGGTAGCGTGTAGAGCCAGAGCCGCCAACCGCTTTATTGGCAAGGTTGAACCCTTCCATGTAAACGCCAAGAATACCGCTTCTATCTATCGCTTCCTGCGAAAGCTTACCCCAAGAAAGGTCGACTTCTTCGTCTGGCCGTCTTAGTTTTGATGAAATTGTGTAGCTAAGCGCCCCCATAAACAGCGTTGCCACTGTACCCATATAGAAGTTGGCGTCATTGCGAGACAGACCCGCAAGCAACACTCTATTAGTTGAGGCGAACAGGAATGACTTGAACTGAAGCATTAATTGGCCTACCAATGTATGAGAGGCAAGCGGCTTGTCACCCATACCAGGCACAAGCGCGGTAAAATCTATCTCGGACACAATCGAGCCGCTGAATTGCTCCCACGCCTTGGCCACATCTGGGTCGTTCACGTTCCAGTCGCCATGGTTTGTGTAGTAGGAGCCATCCTCAACGCCGCCGGTCTTTTTGAATTCCCGGTAAATTGTTCTATAGCTGGACTCTTCTATCCCAAGATTGTTGAGGCGAATTCTGTCTTCCCTCGCCATTTTCCCGGTGTTTGCCCATTTATCGATAACTCTCAGCGTTCTTGAAATGGACATGCTTCCTGCAATCTCTTGCATCATGTCATTCCACTGGTTCATTAGGGTTGCGTTGCCAAATGTTGAGCCTGCCAAGTCGAGGCCCCTGGTAAACGCGCCTTCTTCTAAGGCTGTCCCTTCGTGGTCAAGCATGCTTTTTAAGCGCTGACCCCTTACGGTTTCAATAGTTTTTCCTAGGTCTTTTAAAAGGCTAAGGTTTTTGTTGTTGACCTTCATGCCGGACATGCGTCTTAAAATTGGCGACATGCCTTCACGCATAAATGATACTGGGCCGTGCTTCATGACATGGTAGCCAACATCAGAAATACTGGTAATGGTCATAAACCCAAGCAGTCTGACAAAGTTGTATGTCTTGATGTTTTTCGCAATCGTCGCGCCTGCATTGTCCATGGTGTTTGGACCTCTGCCATAGATACCTTGCATCAGCTCAAGCGACGCAATCATGTCTGACTTATTCTTCTCGTATTGCTTTTCAATCTTTGCACTTTCTTTGGCGCTTTTGCCTTGTTTTGCAAACTCTAAATCGCTTGTTAAGTCTTCTAGGAACTGCGTGGCCAACTCATTTAAGTTTGGCGTTTCAAGTGACGCTTCTCTTTCGTTGATTTCAGCAAGCTCTCTAATAATGGGTGGCTTTTCTTCAGTGGATGCCTTGCTTAGGCGCACCTCAAGCTGCTCTTTTTTAATCTGCAAATCTTGCAGCTTGCTTTGAACACGGCCAGGACTGACATTGCGCCGGGCGAACTTATTTAGCTCAATCGTGGGTATCATTGCTTTTGAGTAAAGACTTGAAACCTTGCTCGCGCTGTTAATTAGCCAATCTTCAATCATCCCATCTGGGATTAAAAAGCTTCTGTTGTGCAGCGGTTTTGACTTCCCGCCCGAAAACATCCGCAGTAGTGGGTTTCTCAAATGCGAATCATTTCTGCCCAAGATATTGGAAATCGTGTTATCAATGATAGCCTCTAAGTGGTCCTCATCATCTATAATTTTTCGAATATTCCCATCCGTGTCACGCAAATCAAATGGCACCGCATCTTCCAGGCTCTTTTGCTGGTTCTTTAAGTTTGCTTCAGCCGTCTCAAGCGTTTCTCTGCGCCGCAAACTGGCAAGCTTCTTGTTTTCAGCCTCAGTCCTTTTTGATAATCGCTCAAGCCTTTTCATTTTGGCCTGGTTTTTCTTGGCAGCCGTAACAGCCCTCTTTGCAGTTGTTACCTGGGTGTTTAGGGCTTTAAGGGTCGGTTGAAAGGCTTTTAGCGCTTCGTTTTTCGAGACAAAGTAAGGTCGTATGGCTGATTTGAATGCCGGAACATTTTCCTTAATAGCCTGTCGGTTATAAACCCGTGTCAAATAACTGATAGCTGTTTGCTGCGTGACGTTTTTAGGTAAAAGGCCTAGGTTTATCGCCTCATCTTTTAATGGGTCAAACACCTTTTTCCTCAAAAGCTCAGCAGCTTGCTGGACAGCGGGGTTGGCACTTTTATCGCCGCGGCGCAAAGCCTTGCCGACTTGCGCATCAAACTCATCGAATCCAAGGCCTTGTCTTGAGGTAATACCTCTGACGGCTTTAAAGGGGCCCTTCTCAATCCCTGCCTGCTTAAAGAAAACATCTTGGTAGTCAGAGAAGGCTTTCTCAATCTTGCCATATTGAAGCTTCATCAGCCTTTCAACGTTAACGGGGGCGGCCTCGTTCCCCCTCTCTGGCAAGTGCTTGTTAAGGACGATATTATGATCGTAAATCAGGTTCGCAAAGTTCCTAGCAGACTCGAACTCAGACCCCATAAGGCGATTCATTGGTGTTAGGTTCTCGCCTAGCTTCCCAACAAACTTGGCCATGCCTGCCATCTGGTCGCTTTGTCTCAAATAGTCTGGGTCTACTTTTGCGGCTGACAAGTCCTGTGATTTAGGCGCACCATAGCCATTGGCCAGCGTGTCAACCACCTCTGCTCGTGCGGTTCGACCTATAGCGCCACCCATTACAGCGCCACCCACGCCGCCCATTACTGCGCCAACTGTTGCCGCAGCAAGTACATTAAATGAAGCCTCTTCTACCGTTCTTAACTTTTGCGTTGGAACCAAAGCAGCCTCCTGTACCACTTGGGATGCAGCAGATGCAAGGCCTATCGAGGCTGCGCTGCGAAGAGCGGAGTAGCCAGCTTTGGCGGACTTATAAATCGCACCGCCAGGAAGCAATATTGTTGGGTCTACAATATTTGCCAAGATCCCCAAAGCAAAAGAGCTTGCCGGGTGGTTCGCCATATTCTCTCTATCGTTAATCTCTTTTCTTATTTTGTCGGCAATATCACTAACGTCTTCAAGGCTTTTTGAGGCAACAAATTGATCTCGATAAGATTGCATGTCTTCTGGCACGTTATCAAAGTAGTCAAAGTCCGGGACTGCTTCATTTGCCTTGAGCTTTCGCCCCAGCGCTTTATTCTCAGCAAAAGACCCAAATATATTTTCTTGTCGCCATACCGAGCCGCTTAGACTCGAGGCAACGGCAACCGTCTGGTCATACTGAAAGCGAGGGTTAATCGTATCAGCTGGTGACGAGTCAAGCAGGCTCGGGCCAAACTCTTTAACGTCGATGACATCACTCATTTTCACCTCTTGCCTTTAGGCGCCCCTTTATTTGCTCGGACCTTTCCCTCACAAACTCTTTCTTTTTCATGCCTTTTTCAATTTGGCGCATTGTGCCGCCAGGAACAAAGTTGTCCATGATGAAGCTTCTTGGGTTTTCTAAGTCAAATATTGCACCAGCCTCTTTCTTTGAGACTTCATCAATGGTCTTATTTGTCATCTCTTCAGCGACAGACGGCAAGAACTCTTCGAATGGCGCCACGGCGAATTCGGCCACACCGCGAGGATTAAATCTGTCAGGCACAGGCTGCGTAATACCAAAATCATCTTTGTAGTACAGGCCGTATGTCACGCGCTCATTGTTTCGAGACATGGTGGAGGCATCAGATTGAATAAAGACTTGCCTTTTTGTGCCGTCAATAACCAGCGATGGGACACGCCTTGTGGCTCTAGCGAGCGCACCTGTAATACCGGAAGCGCCCGCACGCTCTGTACCAACAAACGAGACCAAAGGTGTTGTCATTAGCTGTTCTTGTGAAACACTATCAGGAATTCGGTTACCTTCTTCGCCCCACTGGACCTGAACGCCCCCAGTGCTGCCGACATTTATCTCTCTGGAGAGCCGATTGGCCTCCCCTACAAGGGCCTGAATATCCTGCTGGCTTGCATCTGGGTTTTGCCTTAGCTCTATCAGCTGATTTGTGACCGCCTCAAGCGCCTGCCTGTTCTCGTCAACCTGACCCGCAAGCGCCTGCGCTCTCTCATAGTTGTTGGCCACTTGATTGACGGCCATGGCCACCTGGTTGTCGAACCAAACACCTTCGGTTGACAGGGCAACGGTCTTCTCTGGCGGGTACCACATTAATGTGTTGTCGTCGGTGTATTTGCTTTTTCCAACGATATTCGTCATTTGGCGCTTCGTAAACTCTTGAGCCTCAGAAAGTGTGCCCATTTCCATAGAATTTATACGAAGAAGGTCGCTATACGCCTTAAATATTTCAGGGTTATTGCTCGCGTCACCATCCAAGTCTTGCTTAAAGCTTCTTTGTAGGTTCTTCGCGCCTTTAGTCCCGCTATAGTTGTTCTTGAAGTTCATCAAGCGTGACTGCCTGGTAAAGTCGTCGACCTCCAAGATGTTCTTCTTTGAACGAGCCAATGCGCTTTCTGGGTCTAGCCCGCCGCGCTCGGTCTGTAGAAGAGCCGACATCGCAACCTGCTCTGCCCTCTTATCCATAGAGAGTGCATTTGAACGATTAAGATTCTGACCGTCTCCAGCCATTCTCTTGTATGCAATCAAAGCCTCAGCAGCATTACCCATCGCTTCGCCTTGCGACAAAAACGCATAGCTCAGCTCTTGATTGAACTCAGGGATTGGCGTGTTAAAATTCCTGGCGACATCAGCTTTATCGACAAGAGATAACTGCGTATTCTCGTTGCCAGTGGCCTCTCTTTTCATGTCCAGCGCGCCATCGAGCATCATGTTGTAGCTGGCGTCTTTTACGTCAGACGAGGCTCTTGCAGCTTTTGCCGGGTCAAGCGCATTGTCTTTTAGAAAGCTTTGAATCTGAATCTGAGATTTATTTGCTTGCAGCTGGTCACGGATAAATCGCGTTTCAAGCTTTGTGTAGCTAAGCGCCGACATGTCATTGCGCGCTTCCTCAAGGTCCGAGACTGACTGAACCTGACCGGTGTCCAGCATTTGCGTCCATCTGGCAACGTTGAGCTGCTCTTGCTGGTTAACAAGCCTATCTTGCTGTCCCTTTAGCTTTAAAACCTGGACTGTCGCCTGGTTCCATTGGTCGAACGTCATGCTTTCAGGTTTGGTTTCGGCCAAGCCTGTTAAAAAGGCCTCTTCTCTGCCCTCTACTCTTGACTGTAAGTATTCTCTAGATACAGTCGCAGAGATGTAAGTGTCGTTCATCGCCTCGAGCGCATCTGCATGCTGCTTTGGGCTTAGAAGGCCAAGAGCTTTCTTGTCTGCCAATAGCTGTTGAACACTTTGTTGTGATTCTTTGGCGCTATCTAAATCTCCACCCATCGTGGATTCGCGCAGCGTTTTGATACTTTCACTAATCGCATAGTTAAAATCATCGTCTAGCCTTTTGGTGTTGAAAGACTGAACTTTCCCGCCTACAGCGCCCTGCGTGCGAATAAAGTCTTGCGTTAACCTCAGGCCGACTTGTGTTTTAATTGCCGGGTCAACGCCCTCAAGCGTTCCTTCAAGAACACCCTGAGCAACCTCGTTGAACTGGGCCATTGTGTTTGAATTAATCGTGCCAGGGGCCGTCATTCTTACAGCCAAGTCAGAGAGTTGTTTGCCAGCATTAAGTGAAGCTAAAGTTCCCTGCGTGTTCAGGTAGGCATCATTGTATGCGCGTGTTGCAGCGCCAACGCCAGGGGCCAGTGTTGCCGTTTTACCAGCAGCCGCATCATCTGCGCCCTGCCTTTTTGAAACCTCAACGCCAGCCTTCACAGCTACAGAGCCAGCAATATCCGCAAGACCTAAAAAGGCCTGTGAGATACCGCCAAACCCCTGATTGGTTGGAAGCTTGACGCTCTTCTCTAGGGCTTGACGCTGTAGCATCTGTAACTTTTCAGTCATGGTTAAGCTCCCCCGCCACCACTAAAGGCAACCGCATTTGTCGCAGTGCCTATCAAGCCGCTAATTGCAGAGATGTTTTGACCCATTCCGCGTGAGCGAATGTTAGCTTTGTTTGCATTGGCCGCCACATCAATAAATTTCTTCTGGTTATCAATCGCTTTTTGGTCTTTCAAGTAGTTTGAAACGCTGCCTGCTGCGAACTGACGAACAAGAGACCCCCCAGAACCTGAACGTAAGGAAGACAACGCCAGTTGAGAGGCCAAAGCCTGCCGAAAGTTTTGCGTTTGCGTCAAAGCCTGGTCGGTGGCTTCTAATTTCGCGCGCTCTCTTTCAGCGTTTACTTGTGCTAATTCTGCTTTCTTTTGCTTTTCGTTCATCACAATGCCAGCGCCGGTCGCAACCGCCTGGCTTGCTACTGCTGCAATAAGAAGTGTACTTGCTCCGCCATCTGCCATTATGAAATCTCCAATCTGTAGCCAATACCAATTATAGTCATCGGCTGTGGGAGCGACTGACTAATTTCTATTTGTGTTCGAGGGTTCCACCCGGACATTGGGGACACCTCATAAAATCCTGTTTGCGCCACAGGTCTTTGGTCTAATATAAAGTTGTTCAAATGTAGCGCTGGCACCTCGAGCCCGTTCACCGTGACATTTAAGGACTCAAAGTAATCAACAAACACGCCTTTGATGTGTTTCGGGTTGTACACGTTCTGCGAGTAGAACTCTCGGCCCACAACAGGCATCGGCACCAGCCTTGGAATGTAGTTTAGGCCAACCTTTACATCACTTGACTCCACCGAAACGGTTATCTCGCCCGATGCATCAACGAAGTGAGGTCCATCAGGGGCGCCATCAACGAGTGCATACACTTGCATGCCCTGAAGATGGTCGAGCCCCGTTACCAACCCGACTGAGTTGGAGGTTGTGGACTCGCTACCATCGGTATAAACGCTAAAATCTACGTTCTCAAGGTACAATCTTGTCGCCGTGTTTGTGAGAATCTGATCTTCTATTGGCGCTGTCACCAGTGTCTCGGCTGTCCGACGAATTCTTATCCAGAACTTTGCCTCTGGAATTCCAATGGTGTCTTCTGGCATAACTGCGCCGCCTGTCAGATAGTCTTCGATGTTTATCGGCGACCATTCTGGCGTGTCTGCGTCTAGAGACCATAAAATTGTTCCTGCTGCTGAAAAGCCTGTTGTGCCATCTGTGACAGAAAATGTTGTCCACGCACCATCAGCGTTTAAGTATTCAAATGTCGGGGCAATCGTGGCGCTTGCAGCCGTGTTCAAAGTAACCGCCAATCTGTAAAAAGGCTGGTCATGACCGATGAGCAAATATTCGTTCTCAGCGTTGAACAATGTAACGTCTGTTCCTGCGTCAGCCGCTGCCGCTGTGATGTCTGTGAAGCTTTGAAAGTCTCGATTTGCTGTGTAGACATTCGTCAGCGTACCCGCTGTTGTCGTGCCCGTTCCAATGTTCCGCTCAACAATCAAAACGCCGGTGTCGCCATTGGAAAACGTATGTTTTACTCGGCCGCGCGTCGAATTAATTGTCCAGCCCTGAACCTGCTGGCTGACAAGGCTTTGAAAGATTGAAAGCTGCCCATCTGTGTTGGCAACCATCAAGAAAGAACCATCGTTCGTCTCAGGGCGATAGACAGAGGTGCTCACCGGTGCGTTAACAGCTTGTGGCGAGAATAAAGACGCATCAATTACATTGATAGAGCCGCCCGCAATATCATACTGCGCTGCGTTTATTTTCTGCTTATTGCTGTCAACATAGAAAACCTGATTATCCAGTATCTTTGCGCCGAGCGCATCTGCACCAGAGGAGTCTTGTTCATTCAGAAATATCGTTGAGGCAGTGACGGGTTTATCAAGAAACATAGAAGAAGAGTAAATACTTGAAGCACCAAGAACAACCAAAACCCGAGCGCCAACAATATCTTGGACCTCGTCGTTTCCTCCTGAGTTGACAGATAAAGAAAAAGAGTTCGTATCCAACGCTTCAGAATCATCAAAATTGTAAAAATCCCCCGAGTCAGAAAAACTTACAAAGTTCTTAATTGCCAAGGTTCGGCCTAGCACCAACCTGTTTTGGAAAAAATCGCCACGTGATGGCCAGCCTCTGTCAGCGCCCGCAGGCGTTCCGCCGCTGGAGTTGCCCCAAGCCACTTCTTCGAGCAGTGCGCGAGATCCTTTAATCGCCGACGTTGAGTTAAACGATTCGATTGTATCGCCCGTTGCAATTGTTCCCCCAGCATTGACAGACGTGATGCGCATAACGCCACCGCCTCCCACGAATAAACCGCCAACATGGCCAGCTGTAAAAAAGGCGCTACTGCCAGTCAATGTGATGCCGGTGCCTGACGTGGCGCTTGGCGTGAAGGTGTCAGAGCCACCGCGATAAGAGGTGCCATCAATAATGCTAAAGTCGTACGTAGGTCTGTTCGCAAACGTAATCGCCGTAAGGGACCAGGTCGTATCGTTTGTTCTTACCAGCTCATGTGGCTGAATGTCTTCATGCAGAACAATGATGCGATTTTGTGCGTGCAGCAGCTGAACGTCTTTAATGTTTACCGCAGGATAGGTTCCGGTTGACACCGTGGTTTGCAGGGCGCCATCAAGGTAAATCTCAAATGCAGACGAAGAGGTTGAGTTTGCCCGCATAATAATGACAAATGTTTTCTCTGGCGAAAAATTAAACACAATTCCGTTAATCGTGTCGGCATCTGTAATGGGGGAATTTGCATCTGCGACGTTAATCATCGTGGACACATAAGTTGTGCCAAAGCGACGACTGCTGCCACCTTGTGGCTGAATCAGCATGTTTCTAGCAACGCGAGCGCCTTTGTAGTAACCCTCGAAGTCGGCTCTTGCCAATAGCTTCGGGTCTAGCTCACCAAGTGAGAATACGTTCTGCAGTTCACGAATAGGCATTATCGATACCGTCCCCAACCTGAATTGTTGTAGCGAGAGCCTCGCACCTCAAGCCAAGGATTGCTTTGAATCCCAACGCCTGGAGAGTTTTGTCCGTCGATAAACATCGCTGTAGCCCTGGCGCGTTGCGTCTTACCTTCTAATATCTGCGCAAGCTGCGGGTTTTCAGCAACAGAAAGCGCCATGTCAGCAGCGATTCTGTATGTAATAAAGATTTTAAACGCAGCGGACCAGCTTGTTACTGGCGCGTCATACGCATATTCGAGCTTTAGTTCGCCCGCTGATGATGTGTAAATTCTGTTTTCAAATATTTGAAATCGTACGCTTGGGAACAAACGTGATACGCAAAGTAAGTCTGTCGGCAAATCATACGCCGTGCTCCATTCTGCAAAGTCAGGGTCAAAGCCTGCAACTTGAGAGAGCTGAACTTGTTTCTTCGCGAATTTCCAGTTGTTTGAACCGAGCTCACCCGGGACAAGCATGGCATACATTTTCTGTACGCTCAGTGCGAACTGGTCTGAATCTGATATAGACGTGAAGGGCTTTTTACCAAGTATCAGCGCCGCATTTGACTGTATTTCTATTTCTGTCGTTGGACCTGTAGACATGGTGCCTCCTCACTTGTAAAGAAAGAGGGGGCGAACCCCCTCATCCGAGCTATACGCTAGCAACAACTCTGTAGAAAACATTTACTACAAGAGGTGAATCGCCAGCAGCATATTCGCCATCGCCTGTGTTGTGAAGCACAAGAGCCTGGTTAGCAGCAGCAGCATTGGCAACGATTGCATCTAGAACAGCTAAGCCACGAGTAGTCGTGTCAGCAGCTTGGTTGATGAAACCAGTCGCTTCGATTGCTGTAGAAACAGCAACGCCAGCACCATTGGTGTATTTAACAGCCATGTTGTCAGCAGTTTCTGTGTACTGAGTTGTGTTGTAATCTAACTGAAGAGCAACGCTTTCTAAAAGAAGCATTCTTCCAGCACCAGGAGCGGCAACCAATGTTTTTGGAGCAGCGCGCAATGCTAAAAGTTCAGCAGAAGTTACAGTCACAGCAGCAGAGACAGAGCCAACAGACTCGCCCAATGTTACTGTTGTTGAAGACGCAGCAAGAACTTTAAAAGTCCCTGTTCCATCAGATGCAGCAACATAAATTTGGTCGTCAACGCTCAAAGAGCCAAAGACAGCCAAGAAGTAATTAGCAGCAGTAATGGTTGCAAGAGTGTCTGTTGTTGAGCCGTAAGACCACAAGCGTGGGCCAGCAGCAGCACCAGAAGACACGTTATTAAAACTATTTATTGCAAAAGTCATGATGATGCTCCTTAAGCTGTTTCGTCGATGTCGACTTTAACGATACCAGTAGCGTCGATAGCAACCGCGTTAGCTTTGAACAAGCTAGAAACAAGGTAACTGAGTTTTTCAGGTACATAGTTAATTTCAGTGCGGAAGTCGATACCGATACCCATACCAACAGACATTTTGTCCCACATGTAGCAAGAACGAATGTTGCCGACTTTAGTTAAGCCGCCTTCAGTCATGTTGCCAAGAACGCGCCAGTTAACACCAGCAAGTTTCAAGCCAGACAAGCCGCCATTTTCGATAACGCGAGAGTTAACAAATTCAGATGATGTAAGTTTTTCTTCATCAAGTAATTTCTTTTCAGCTTCAGCAGAAATCAAAGCGTAGATTCCGTTGTCGCCAGCGTTGTTTTGGTGAAGCTGAGAGATAGCGTCACGAACTTTAGCGTAAGTGAAGTTAGTACCACCATTTACAATTGTGTTCACTGTGCCAGAAGCATCAAGCGCGTCGATTGTCATCTGATCCATACGACGACCGATAGACATAGCAGAAGCTCTAACTAGTTCCATTTTCTCGTCAAAGTTAACTTCTTGTTGAGCAAAGATATCTGAGTAATCAGACGCATGCCAATCTTGAAGATTTACAGTGATAGGTGTGTAGGTAACATTCATTGGAACAACATCAGCCTGGATAGCTTTTTGTTGAGCTAAGCCTTCGCCAGACTTAGGAAATTGAACAGTTTCGCCGACAACGTTATTACGAATACGGATAGCGTCGCGTGTTTTAAAGCCACGTGATTGAAATTCTGCGTGTACATCACTCGCAAAATCGGTAATGGCTACATTGGGTAAATTCACAGACATGTGATATCTCCTAACAAATACAAAAAAATATGTTTATTTTTTGCTTCTTTGTTTTGGGTATCCTGTCGCTTTCTTTGTGGGGTCCGGTAGGAGTATCCCGAAGTGCGCAGGGCCAAATCATTAGCAATTAATGACAAGAGTACCCGCGCAAACGGATCTTGAATCTACATCTATTCTAGCATCTATAGCTCAGAATTCAACGTTACTTTTTACGCTGTTCCTCTCTTTTCATCGCGTTTTGAAGCCTGTTCTGCACTGATGTCCGATAGTTCACGTCTTCCTTGTATCTACCCCAGTTCTGTGTCTTCTCGTTGATAACAGTTTTAGACGTCTCGTAGTCAGGCTGTTGAGAGCCATAACCCTCCGAGCTCGGAACGTTAGTCTTCGGCTGAAACGCCATGATTGCATTCAGCGCATTGATGTCTTCAGCGGTTGCCATCCACGACTTAATTGTCTGTGAGACCTCAGGGTTAAACGTGTTATCAATCCAGTTACTTGCTTGAGAGACGACTTGCTTAGCATTGGGCCCAAGCTTTTTAAGCTCTTCAGCTGTCTGCTCTTTATTCATTGCTGTTTGAATCTGTGCAAACTCATTCGCAACACGCTCAAAACCAGCCTGACTTAAGTTCAACTCTTTAAATGTCTCACTAAAATGCTGAAGAAGCGGGTCATCTTTGGCTACACCTTCCATGCTCTCAAAGTCGTACCCATCTTTCGGGGCACCTTTGATTTCACCTAAGCGCTTCTCAAGCTCAGTGTATGCCTTGGCTTGCTCAGAGACTGACTTGTATCGCCCTTGCAGCCATTCCGGCTTATCTCCCTGGCCGTTGACGCCCTCCGCCCACTGCCACTCACTTGGTTGGCCTTCGGGCTGTGCTTGACTAGGCTCGCCCTCAGCAACAGGCTGAACAGAATCAAATAAACCATTGCCTTCAGGGACATCTGGCGTAGCCTCTTGTACTTCTGGTGCTGCCTGCACCTCTTCTGAGTTCATCATACTTCACCACCAGCATTGTTCTGCTTCATCTTCGCCTCATGCGCTTCTAGTGTCGTATATATATTCCGGATGAACGAGTTTGCACCTTCTCTGAAGAAGGCCGAGTTAGCATCCTTTGATGGGTCAGCAACAGGCAAGCGAAACACAAAAGATTCGCGAACAAGATCTAACCATTTTTCGCCAGGTGTTCCCTTTTTGAATACATCGTACGTCAACCCTCTGAAGTACTCCTCTTTCTGCATCATTTTCGCGTGCTGCTGCGCCTGAAACGCCTTTCTTTCATCTTCCGTCATAAAGTCTTCCTTCCTTACCTAAAAAACATCTGTAGCACCTGGCTCTTGAGGGCCTGGTTGCTGTTGCTCTGCCGCACCTTCTGCCATTTGCAGTGCCTGCTGTATCAGAGCCTCAACTTGGTCTGAGTCTTTAATCAAATCAAGCTGTGTGTTCAGCTTCGAGCCAATCCATCTTGGAAGCTTCGGAGCGTCAAGCAAGTTAATCGCAATCCCAGGCGTGAACATGCCCGCCAAGATTTGATAGAACTCAACGAATGTTTGAACGTCTGTTGTGTCTTTAGAAACAGAGAGCGGTGTTGAGTATGAAATCGCAACCTCTTTACCGTCGATAGTCACCGGAGCCATCAATCCCTTCTTCTTGAGGATGTAGATGACGCGCTTAACAAGTGGGTCAAACAATTCACGTTGAACACGCGAGAACGCAGCGCCAGCATTTTCTCTGAGCTCATTTTGCGTCACAGCAACTTCCGTTGCGGTTCTGACGGGGCCGTTCTGCAGTGGATTAAGCGGCTGGGCCATCATGATTTCATTAATCTGAGCTCTCAGGTCGTTCACAACTAATGCACTGAACGAGATATCGCCCCCGCCTGGAAGTGGCGCAATAGGCCAAGTCTCTGTCCCGCCTGGGTTTACAGAGATAATCGCATTCGGCTCAACCTTAAAGTTATAAGGGTTGATAATGCTATCTGTGTAAGCCATGTACGGAGGATTTGCAGCCAATGCAGCGGATTTTAACTCGTCTTCAATCGCTTTGTTGATTGTCGCAGCGGTTGGCACAGCATCAAGCGCAGGCCCGCGTCCACGGTCTTCGCCTGGGTAGCGAGACCATCTAAAGCCAATCCACGGCCAGCTAAT